GTTGTTGCCCACCAGCAGTCTGACTATGGCCAGATCATCCTCATCGAGTTCACTGATTGGTACCCAGCCGTCCTCGCTGAGTACGCTGATACCGAAGATCAGGTCTGAGGTCAGGCTGATATTTCCGTTCGTCCATGTTACGTTTGGTGGAATGCGTGGTTTCACACATTCACGTTCATAACAGAATGGGCCTTCGTCTCTTGGATCACCACTATTAATACAGTGATGTTTGCACGTGTCGTCATAGCATTCAATAGTCATTTCAATTCCTCCAGTTTGTATCCAATAATTCGTCTGTGAAACACACCGTCTTCGATGTATCCGAAGGTTTGCTTCGCTACCGCAAACGTAGCGAGGGACAGTATGAACGATAGAAATCCACTCATCGTCCCAATCAAAGTCCCCCAATGGACGGTGAGCACCAGCACCATCACCACCACGTGCACCACCGTCGCGCCGCTCTTCGATCCAAGCAGCCGCAACCTCATTCTTGGTGGCACCATGCTTAGCACCACCAACTCAAACGCTACATTTATGATAGCGAACACAATTACTGCGTCGATCATTTCTTTCTCCTTCATGCCTCGCCCATAGGACGAAGTCCTTCGTTAATCCTTGCGAGTGCTTCGCCTATTGGACGAAGCCCGCCCATAAATCCCCCGGGGCTTCCCGGTTTTGCGTCTGGCGCGTCAGCCTTTCGACTGACGCGCCTGGCGCTTACGCTGCCGTTACCATCGGCGCTGCTGCTTGTGCAGCAACTGCTTGCGCCGCCAACGCTTGTGCTTTCGCCAAGCGCGCTGCTTTCCGCTCCAACCCCGCTGCAATCTCGAGGTCGAACTGCTTGGGCGTCTCTTCGATGAACGCTTCACCGAACTCACCCAACCCCTCGCCGATGTAGCAGGTGGCGTTCCACAACTTGGCAGAACCTTTACCAACGACCTTGGCAGCAAACGAACCAACACGTGCAGACTTACTCATATCAAACTCCAATCAAAACGAGGAGCAGGAACAACACGCCTGCTCAACTCAAACAAACGAACACAAAGCGACGCGCTAGCGGCGCTAGGAAGAACCTAGCACCGCCAACGCACTTAGAACGGCAGGTTGTCCAAGTCAACCTCGGCCTCAACCACGGGCGTGGCCGGCATCACCGGCTCAGCCTTGCCCTGCATTTCAGCCCACTTCCCCCTGACCATCGTCGGGGTAAAGAACGTCTGCCCCGCTCTACTTTCTGCGCAGAGGGCAGCGTGGGCTGCCTTCCACGCTTCCGTCGACAACCTCTCCAGCGGCTTTGCCGCCGCCGGTTTCCTAGTTGCCGCCAGCTCCTCTTCCAAGAGTTTGATGCGGGCATTTAGTAGCCTCATACGAGCGTTTACCGCTACGACGAAGTTGTGCGAGCGCTGTTGCGACTCGTTGATCTCTTCAACTAGCGGCTGCACGGCTGCTCTCAACTCAACTTTGAAGCCCTCCATCAATTGGGCGATAGTGGCCTCGAGGGCGGCTTTATCCTTCTCGTTCATAGCGAACTCCTTAAAGCGAGGGGCAAGAACAACACGCTCACCCAACTCACACAAACAAACACAAAGCAACGCGCTAGCGGTGCTCCTGAAAGCAGGGCAAGCGCGTTCTAAGTACAGGGCGCTACGGTTGAGCCCTGTGTGTACGCGCTGCGCTACGTACAGGGCACTACGGTTGAGCCCTGTGTGTACACACTGCGCTACTTTCTTGGGGGTGAAGAGACTCCTTATTTGGCCGCACTAACGTGAATCCGAAGTGGGGTAGTTCTTAGTGCCTGGGGTATAAGGGACCCACGAGACCGTATCCCTAAATTTTTCGAGCAAAATTTTTCCCAGAAAATTCCACCAGCATTTTTCTAACCTCTTAGTTAGAATCACGACCATCATGACCGCCAAGAACCCAAACGCCCGGTACAAACGACCCAACGCTGACACCACCCCACAAAAGGCGCGGACTGTCCGTGGTAACAACAAGGGTCGCGGAATCGAAGCCGCCAGAGCTCGTGGCACCGACACCTCAAATCTCAACGCGGAGGAGATGGCCGAAGTCATTGACCCAGACAAGCCACTCACTGAGAAGCAGAAGCTGTTCGTGAAGAACTGGGCTGAAGGTGACTCACTCACAGCCGCAGGTCTGCGCGCCGGGTACTCCGAAGGCGGCATGAAGGTCGTCTACCGTTTGGCCAAAATGCCCAACGTCCTGGCCCTCAAGGCTGAGTACGAGCTCAAGTGGGAACAGGACAATCAGATGAGCCGCCGCAGGGTGATGGACGGCATGCTGGAAGCTATCGAGATGGCGAAGTTGATGGCAGAGCCCTCCAGCATGATCGCTGGGTGGAGAGAAATCGGAAAAATTTGCGGCTATTACGCGCCGGTCGAGCACCGGGTGAAGATGGATGTCACAGGCAACATCATGCTGGACAAGATGAATGCAATGTCAGATGCGGAGCTACTGAAGATCATCAGCGGCGGGTCGAAAGCGGTTATGGAGCAGATCGCACAATGACGCCCGAAGAAGCAGCACAGGTTGAATTAGCCGAGCGTGTCCTGTCCCGACGCTCCCTTCTTCCGTTCGTGCAACGGATGAACGACCAGTATCAGGCTGGTTGGGTGCATGAGGACATCTGTCGACGTCTGGAGAAGTTCAGCGATGACGTGGCTGCCAAGAAGTCCCCGCGCCTCATGTTGCTGATGCCCCCGCGCTCCGGCAAGTCAGAACTTTGCTCCCGCAGCTTTCCGTCCTGGCACTTGGGGCGGAACCCAGGCCATGAAATCATTGCGTGCTCATACAACGTCAGCTTGGCCATGACCTTCAGCAAGAAGGTCAAGGAGGTGTTGGACGACCCCGAATATCACCCGGTGTTTGATATTCGGCTCGACCCGAACAACCAGAGTGCCGAGGAGTGGGCCCTGGACCGCAGAATTAAGCGCGAACATGCGGGCGGCTACGTCGCCGCAGGCGTCGGGGGCGGTATCACTGGTAAGGGTGCGCACCTGCTGATCATCGACGACCCTTTGAAGAACGCTGAGGAGGCTGACAGTGCAGACATACGAGAGAAGCTATGGGACTGGTATGGATCAACCGCGTATACCCGCCTCGCGCCCGGAGGCGGGGTGCTGGTGGTACAGACGTGGTGGCATGACGACGATCTGGCTGGACGGCTGCAAGTGGCCATGGCCGCAGACCCCAATGCCGACCAATTCATTGTTGTTAAGTACCCCGCAATTGCTGAATCTGATGAGTACCTCGACTTTGACACCGATCTGATCGTTGATACTCAGCCAGAGAACGGCAAGCTCCTGCGCCTGAAAGGCGAGGCCCTTCATCCCGAGCGCTACGACCTTGCCAAGCTGAACCAGATCAAGCGGACGATCAGCCCGCGCTTCTGGTCGGCGCTGTATCAGCAGAATCCGGTGCCTGACGACGGGGCGTATTTTCTTAAAGAGCACTTTCGGCGCGGCCCTCTGCCGCACATCAGCAGGGCGAACGTGTTCATCGCGTGGGACTTTGCTATCAGCGAGAAGAAGCAGAATGACTACACCGTCGGTACGGTGCTGCTGCAGGACGAGGATGACATCTTGCACGTGGCGGATCAGGTGAGGTTTAAGTCAGGTGACGCCATGTTCATCTGCGATAGCATCTTAGCTCTAAGTAAGAAGTGGCATAATCCAGGGCAGATCGTTGGGTTCGAGGACGGTCAAATCTATCGAGCCATCGAACACCTTCTAAGGAAGCGCATGAAGGAGCAGAGACATTACCCGTCGATACAGGTGCTCAAACCGATCACCGACAAGCTGGCCCGAGCCCGCCCACTCCAGGGCCGGATGCAGCAGGGGATGGTGTCTTTCAACGACAAGGACGACTGGTATGACGTATGTCGGCTTGAGATGCTGAGGTTCCCAGCCGGCGCACATGATGACCAGGTGGACAGCCTGGCCTGGGCCACGACGCTGGCAGTCGGCCGCACTCCACCCAGGAAACCGAAATCAAAGGAGCCGGAATCATGGTTGAAGAAGCTCACCCGCGTGCCACAAGGCTCGTACATGGCGGCTTGACATGAGCTGCCCCCACTTCATCGCCCACTCCATGGCCCTGCGCACGGCCACTCACCTCGCTCATCTCAGCACGAAGTCTTACGCGCACCACGAGGCCCTCGGTCACTTCTACGACGACCTGCTCGACCTGGCTGACAAATACGCGGAGATTTACATGGGGCTGGAGGGCCACATCACGAAGTTTCCGGACGTGGACCTGCCCCAGGGCACACCGGTCGATATGCTGGAGGACTACCTCGAAGTTCTCAAGGAAGAGACGCAAGAAGACCATGACAGTCAGGCACTACTGAATGTGTTGGCCGAACTCGAAGAGCTGACGGCCAGAACGATATACAAACTCAAGTTCCTGAAGTGACCTACTATGCCCATCGACGCAGAGCTCTCATACAAAACGTGGATGGCGTACAGCTACATCCGGGACAACGGCCATCTGAAGTACGTCGAGAAGGCGGATAAGTGCGAGCGCTTCTTCGCCGGCGACCAATGGGACCCGAATGACCGCCAACGACTGGAACGGGTGCGGCGTCCAGCGTTGACGATAAACAAAATCCTGAGCACTGTCAGCAATGTGCTGGGGGAGCAGATAAATAACCGGGCAGAAATCAGCTTCCGTCCACGTTCGGGGGCAAACCCTGAGACCGCTGATGCCCTCACAAAGGTGTTCCGGCAGATCAGCGACAACAATCAGCTCGACTGGAAACGCAGCGACATGTTCGCCGACGGTGTAATCGGTTCGCGGGGGTTTTTGGATGTGCGCCTCGACATGTCCGACAACTCTGAGGGCGAAGTGAGGATCACAAACCTGAATCGGAAGAATGTTCTGATCGATGCAGACGCCGATGAGTATGATCCAGACGAGTGGGGCGAGGTTATCGTCTCGAAATGGCTCACCGCAGACGACATAGCGGTGCTGCACAGCCCTAAAGACGCGGAATTGCTCAGGAACCGGGACAACAGCAGCTTCCCGTATGGGTATGACAGTATCCAGATGAACCGGGAGCGTTTTGGCGACCCGCGAACGGCGTCATACAACACTGGGTTGGACCGGAGCAACGTCGGGCGGACGATACGGACGATCGACAGGCAATATCGGAAGCTCGACAAGCAGAAATTCTTCCTCGACCCGCGCACTGGGGACCAACGACCAGTCCCGGAGGGCTTCGACAGGGACCACATGGCCTTTTTCGCGGAAAACTATGGTTTTCAGGTCATCGGTAAGCTGGTGAGACGTATTCGGTGGACGGTTGTGGCTGACAACGTCGTACTCCACGACGACTGGAGCCCATACAAGCACTTCACCGTCGTGCCGTTTTTTCCATATTTCCGGTACGGGCACACAATCGGGCTTGTTGAGAACCTGCTAGGCCCGCAGGAGCTGCTGAACAAGGTGACGAGCCAGGAGCTGCACGTGGTGAACACCACGGCGAACAGTGGCTACATCGTGAAGGCCGGGGCACTGAGTAACATGACCCCGGAGGAGCTGGAGGAGAAGGGCGCTCAGACCGGGCTGGTGATCGAGGTCAATGAGAACGTCAACGACTCCCTGACAAAGATCAGCCCGAATCAGGTTCCGCAGGGTCTGGATCGCATCAGCTACAAGGCGGAGGAGAGTATCAAGTCGATCTCCGGCATCAGCGACAGTATGCAGGGGATGGACCGTGCCGACGTGGCGGCCAAGGCCATACAGGCTAAGCGGCAGGCGGGGTCCACGAACCTCGTCAAACCATTCGATAGCTTGACGCGGACTGACTTCATATTGGCTCGGAATATCTTGGACATCGTGCAGGAGTTTTATTCCGAAGAACGGCTGATCACGATCACCCACGACCACACGACGGGCGACGTCGAGACAATCGCGGTAAACCAGCCGAACCCCCAACCAGAGACCGGCGAGGAGGACTCTCCGTACCAGGAGATCGTCAACGACCTCACCCTCGGCGAGTACGACGTCGTGGTCACCTCTGTGCCCCACCGCGAGACGCTGGAGGATAGCCAGTTCGAGCAGATCATGGCGATGAAGGAGGCTGGGATTATGGTGCCCGACTCCGTGGTCATTGACGCGAGCCGGTTGATGAACAAGAAGGAGATCATCAAGCAGATGCAGGGCGATCAGGAGAGCCCAGAGGCCCTGGCCCAGAAGGAGCTGCAGCAGCGTGCTCAAGCCGCTGAGGTCAGCAAACTTGAAGGCGAAGCTGCTGCGAAACATGCTGACGCCGGACTGAAGCAGGCGAAGACGCAGGAGACCCAGGTCAACACAGAGGTCGCAGCGAACGGCGAACCGGACGATGGCTCCGCTCAGGCCAAGATGGCGGAAGTTCAGGTGAAGGCGCAGAGTGCGGAACACAAGATGTCGATCGACGAGCGCCTGGCACAGCAGAAGATGAGTCTGGCAGAGCGCGAGCATCAGCTCGAACGTGAAAAGCTCGACGCGGACATCCAGCTCAAAGCGCAGGACATGGCTCAGAAGCGCATGGACGCCCGGGTCAAAGCAGCACAGGATGCAGCCCAGGCTGCAGCCAAGCCCCCGAGCAACAGTAAATCCCAAGTTGCAAATCGTTCCCGGCTTCCGACGTCGAAGCTCTAACTTAGAAAAGGTACTACCATGATCCTATTGAACCGCAAACTCTATGCCCCTGAGCCGACCGATCCTGGCGCAGGAGAAGAGGTAATCGACCGAGGCGATGATCTCGATACGGACATCGATCCTGACAACCCGGATGCAGAGTCGGTAAAAGACGACCCGAAGGTCAAGGAGCTGGAGACAGAGATTAAGGAGGATGCGCAGAAGAAAGACTCTCGTATTCCTCTGGCACGGCACAAAGAAATCCTGGAGAAGGAACGCGATGCCCGTGCCGCCCTGGAGCGCCAGCTTGCCCAGTATCAGAGAGGTGATCAGCTCGCCGACATGAACGCCGAGCTGACCGCTGCTGAGAACAACATCCTGAAGATGGAGAAGGAATACGCCGTGCTTCTGACAGACGGTGAGGTGGATAAAGCCAGTGCCTTGATGCAGCAGATTCGGCGTACCGAGCGTGAGATGGCCGAAGCCAAGAGCGACATGAAGATACATGCTGCTGAAATCCGCGCTGCGGAGAAGGCACGCTACGCCACTGCGATCGAGCGCGTCGAGGCAGCGTTCCCCGAGCTGAACCCTGACCATGAGGAGTATGACCAGGATTCGGCTAACGAAGTGCTGGACCTCATGGAGGCGTACAAGAGCCGGGGGATGACTCCGACCGCCGCACTACAGAAGGCGGTCAAGATGATCGTTGAGCCGCGCACTACCCGCCAGCAGAACGCGGTGAACACACAGCCACGAGTGGCTGACAAAGACGTCGCTGCGGAGCGCAAGAAGGCGGCTGTGACAAAGACTTCTGACGCTGTGCGCCGCACGCCCGCCAGCGTGGACCGCGTAGGGATCGATAGCGACCGCCTCGGTGGCGGAGAGCTTGATCCTAGCGCGGTGATGAGGATGAGCCAGGCGGAGTTCGCAAAACTCAGCGAAGCGACCCTGGCAAAAATGCGCGGCGACGATTTCTAAAGCGAGCCATCCATGGACCAACAGACATTGTTCAACGCAGGTTTTTCTGCCTTCATGATCCTGCTTGGTTGGTTCATGAACAGCTTGAAAGAGACCATGCGCAGCTTGCAGCATTCAGATGAAGTGCTGGCAACCAAGGTGCAAGCCATCGAGCTGCTGGTCGCCGGGAGCTACGTCAAGAAAGACGAGCTGGCAACCCACATGAATGCCATCTTTGCCAAGCTGGACAAGATCGACGCCAAGCTCGATAACAAGGCGGACAAAAACATGTGTCTGTCTATTCACAAGGCATCTGAGTCATGACGCTGCATGACAACTGGACATTCCTGCTGCGCAAATCGTGGTCTGTGCGCTGGGTGATTCTGGCCGGACTACTGAGTGGCGCAGAGGTCATCCTGCCGATGTTTGTTGACTCCATGCCCCGCGCCGTATTCGCAATCTTGTCTCTGTGCGCTACTGGCGGAGCGGTCATCGCTCGCCTGCTGGTGCAGCCGAAGGACGGGCTATGAGCAAACCAGAAAGCAAAGCACCGGCCCGGACGGCGCTGGCACTCGCACTTGCTACGGCCATCGCTGTGCCGATGGAGGGTGTGCGTCAGTACGCTTATCGAGACCCCGTAGGCATCCCAACCATTTGCTTCGGGAGCACGAAGGGCGTCAAGATGGGTGACCACAAGACGCTCGCCGAATGCAAAGCCCTACTCACACAGGAGATGCTCGATGTCATTCAAACCGTGGACACGTGCCGGCCAGGGCTACCGGTCCCTGTACTCGCCGCCTTCGCCGATGCTGCGTACAACATTGGGCCAAAAATCGCCTGCGACAGCAACAAATCCACCGCCGCTAGAATGCTCGCCGCCGGCGACTACCTCGGGGCCTGCAACCAGCTTATGCGCTGGAACCGGGCCACTGTCATGGGTGTCTCTGTCGTGCTCCCTGGCCTGACCAAACGCCGCACGCTTGATCGTGACCTGTGTTTGGAGGGCCTGTGAGAAACCAGTTGATCATCCACCTTGAGAACGAGATGGACTACCACACGTCACGCATGGAGTATCACGCGGCTGAGCGCAATCGGTGCTGGGAACAGCTCCATGCGCACACGTCGCTGTACAAGATTCGTGACTACCACCCGAAGGGGTACACCGAGCAACCGCTGGAGGCAGACTGTGAACGACTTCCTGACAACCCTGAGTGAATGGTTTGAACGTCTGGCGGAGGGAGGGCTGCAGACATGGGACGAGGCCCCATTGTTCGTGTCCATGTGCATCACCCTGACGCTTGTCTGCTCGCTGTTCCTCTGGTCTTTATTTTGGTACCTTTAGGAGAAAATCATGCTGAAGATTCTGGTTCCGGTTATCGCCCTCGCACTGACTGGGTGCGCGTCCACCGACTACACCAACTACACCGCGACTCAGCAGGCAATGGCTGCAAGCAAGGCACAAGCTGACACAGCCCGATACAACGCACTGGCTGACATTGCCCGTACAGGCTCGGACACTGCCCGTGTGGCTGCTGTCATGGCGCTTGCAATGGGCGGGCAAGCCCCGCAGCAATCGCAGGCCCTCGCAGCCCCGCAGCGCAGCGATGCGCTCATGTGGGCCAGCGTGCTGGTGCCTGCTGTCACGCAGGCGTACAGCATCGCCAAATCGGCTGACGTTGCTATCAACAGCAGCAACGACGCCATGCTGACCAGCGCCTCGACCACGCAAGGCTTCGTCAATATCGCCAGCCAGATTCAAGCGCCGGTCGTCGCAGCGCCGGTAATGCCGCAGGCTAACGTGTCCACTACGACCACCACGACCACAACGTCGAGCGCAGATCAGACGCTGTCTGGAACGGGCGTGCTCGGTGCTGGCACATACAGCACACAGGCCAACCCGGCAACAACCACGACAACAAACCCAGCCCCGGCCACAACGCCATGAACCTCACGCTCATCATCGGCATCTTGTCCATCGTGGTCGGTTCTGTCACCGGCTTCGGTGTGGCGTGGAAATTCCAATCAACCGTTCTGGAGGCACAGAAGCATGAATACGAGGCCAGTTTGGCTGCCGCGAGGGCAGCAGCGCAGCAAGCAACGATTGACGCACAAAAACGAGTCATTGCAGCTAGAGATGAGGCGCAGCGCCGTGCGGTTGTACTTCGCCGTGATGCTGATCGTGCTGCTGAGTCTGCTGCTGGGCTGCGCGAGTCGATTGCCACCGCTGGTCGTGCATACACCACCACCCTCGATGCCTGCACTGAGCACGCCGCTACCCTCGGTCAGCTACTCGGAGACTGCGGCGACAGCTTTAGAAAGATGGCGGCAACGTGTGATGGACATACCAACGACATCAGAACCCTGAGCGATGGATGGCCAAAATAAATCTACGATCTAATCTAGATTTAGCATAGAATCTCGCTATCGGTATAGGCAAGGTCCCGAAAGTACCTGCACTCGCTAGTCGTGGCGACATACGACACGGGGCTCGAAAGAGCATTGTGTTTCTGTCTTCATGAATAGGAGTTGCCCCATGGCAAACACTAACTTTGGTCTGTTGACCAATGAGCAAAAAACCATCTGGTCGATGGACCTCTGGAAAAACGCTCGCAATCAGTCTTTCATCAACAAGTTCCTGGGCTCGGGTACCAACTCGATGATCCAGCACATCACCGACCTGAAAACGTCCGAAAAGGGCGCACGCGCAGTCATCACGCTGCTCGCTGACTTGAAGGGCGACGGTGTGGCTGGTGACCGTACTTTGGAAGGTAACGAAGAAGGGATGCAGACCTTCGAGCAAGTGATCCGTATCGACCAGTTGCGTCATGCGAATCGCCACGAAGGTAAGATGGCCGACCAAAAGTCGATCATCAGCTTCCGCGACAACAGCAAGAACGTCCTGGCCTACTGGCTGGCGGACCGCATCGATCAGATGGCGTTCCAGACGCTCGCTGGCATTAGCTATCAGTACAAGCCCAACGGTGCGACCCGCGTCGGCTCTGACCTCCAGTTCTTGGAGTTTGCTGCAGACGTCAAGGCTCCATCGACACGGCGCATGACGCGCTGGGACCAAACCGCCGGTGTGTTGAAGACCAGTATCACTGGTGCGAACACCAGCGCAGACGTCGCAGCGACAGACTTCCTTGGCTGGAAGACCTTCGTGCAGCTCAAGGCTTATGCCAAGGATCGCTACATCCGTGGTGTCGGCGGTGAGGGTGGCGACGAGACGTACCATGCGTTCATGACTCCGCAGGCCATGGCCAAGCTGAAGATGGACCCCGACTACATGGCAAACCTGCGTTATTCGACGCAAGCTGGCAAGAACGCCGCGCTCTTCTCGGGTAACTCCGTGATGGTCGATGGTATCTACCTGCATGAGTTCCGCCACGTACCGAACACCTCTGGTCTGACCAGCGGCAAGTACGGCGCAGGTGGTACGGTCGACGGTTGCCAGGTACTGTTCTGCGGTGCCCAAGCGCTCGGTATGGCCGACCTCGGTGCCCCTGAGTGGAACGAGGAATACTACGACTACAAGAACAGCCAGGCCATCTCGGTCGGTAAGATTCTTGGATTCTTGAAGCCTCAGTTTGGCAACATCTACGAGAACGACGCGGTGGAAGATTTCGGCGTTATTTCGTGCTATGTCGCTCAGTAAATCTAACGTCTAAGGAAGATTCACCATGAAAAAACTTGCATCGCGCACCGCGCAATACCCTCTGGTCGCCGAGTTCGAGTTCAACTACAACGAGTGGGTAATCGATTCTGTAGACCAAGTCAAGAAGACTTTCGGCTCCACAGTTGTCAATTCCACCGATCCGCTCGAAGCGGGGTTGACTGCTGGAACAGGCGTCGTCTTTGACTGCATCCCCATGCCGGTTAATGCAGTCATCATCGGAGGCGAGCTGATCGTCGACAAAGCCTACGTCGGTATCGGCGCAGGTGCTACGCTGAATCTCGGCATTGCGGGTGATACCGCCGCCTTGGTCTCTGCGTACGACCTCGACGGTGCCACCGCCGGTGCCCGCACCGCGTTGACCTTAACGAAACCGCTCCTGAGTAACGCAGGGCAAAACCTGCGGCTGACTCTTGCGGGTATGACCGCTACTGCTACCGCCGGCAAGGTCCGGGTACGTGTGCAGTACACGATCGACCGGCGCGTCAACGAGAACCAAATCGTCTAAGACGGCGATAAGAAAAGCGGGGCGGTTTATCCGCCCCGTTCTCCATCAACCTAACCACCAGCACCACCATGAATTACATCGCTCCCCGAAACATGACCGTCGCCTCCGTATCAGGCCGCTCTGTCACTTTCGTTAAAGGCGTACCGACCTACGCCCCCGACCAAATGCACGCCGAACTCATTCAGTGCGGTGTAGTCCCGGCAGAAGAAATCCCTGAGCCGCCTGATGACGGCTCCCCGAAAGAACCCACGCTGCCTCCGGAACGTGAGGCTGCGCTGTTCAAGGCATTCGAGGCGATCATCCTTCGCGGTAAGCGCGAGGACTTCACCGCTGTCGGTGTCCCGCACAACGCAGTGCTAGTGAAGCAGCTCGGGTGGACCCAAATCTCGAACAAGGAGCGCGACGCCGCATGGCAGAAGCTCCAAGCTAGCAAGGCTCCGTAATGAACACGACAGAACTGCTCGCACTATTCCGCACGGAGGTGTTTGACCTGGAGCTCCCGTACCTTTGGTCGGATGAGTGGGTCTATGGCGCTATCGACGCATCGCAAAAGCAGTTCTGCCGTGACACCAACGGTATCGCCGATTCGCGCAGCTTCTCGATCACGATTGTCCCAGGCACTGAGTGGTACGCCATCGACCCCAAAATCCTGAAGTTGCGCGACGCAGTGGACCATGCCACCGGGCGCGACATGCCAATTTTCTCGATTGAGAAGATGGCTGAGAACGGGATGAAGTTTGACCTGAAGACCGGGCCAATCCAGGCACTGATCGCCGGGATGGACGAAGGGATGCTACGTGCGTGGCCAGTGCCGTCAGAACCTGCTGTCATCGACCTACGGGCTTTCCGACTACCCTTAACTGTCGAGGCTGGTGACGATCTCGAGATACCTGAGCAGCACCACCGCTACATCTTGTACTGGGCCAAGTACCTGGCCTATAGCGTCCATGACGCAGAGGCGTACGATAAGAACGCGGCGGAGAAATACCTGACGCTCCATGCGGCGTACTGCGCAAAAGCACGGATTGAGCAGAACCGGGTGCGCCGCCCTGTCAGCACCGTTACTTACGGAGGCATCTGATGGCCGCTGGCAAACTCAAACTCACCATCGAACAGGGTTCGACGTTCAGGAAGCTGTTCACATGGAAGGCTGGAGCACCTGCCGTCCCCGTTGACCTGACTGGCTGCACAGCCCGCATGCACATCCGGGAGACGATCCCTTCGGCGGTAATCCTGCACAGCCTGACCACTGAGAACGGCGGCATCACCCTGGGTGGCACCGCAGGCACATTCGCCCTGTACATCGCAGCTACCGACACCGCTGCATTCACCTGGACCGCCGGGGTGTATGACATCGAGATCGTGTTTCCAGCAGTACCTGAGCCTGACGTGCAGCGCAAGCTGTACGGTGCGGTGGTGGTCACACCGGAGGTCACACGGTGAGCATTCCTGAGATCATCGTCACCGAGGATCAGGTCGAGATCATCGAGACCGCTGAGCAGGGACCACCCGGCCCGGCAGGTTCTGCTGGCGACACGTTCGGCGTGTCTCCGATGATGACCTATGACACCGGTCGCCTAACCCGCGTTGACTATAGCAACGGGGCATACAAGACGTTCAGTTACATAGCCGGAAAAGTCGCCAGTGTGACGCTCGTTAAGGACGGCACCACCCGGGTGCGCGAGTTTTCATACAGCCCTGATGGTTCGTTGGCCGGCGTTACGGAAACGGTGCAATAAATGGCCAATCAAACCATCAGCGCCATCACCCGCAACTTTGACGATGCGGCCATCTCTGGCCTTGTCAACAGCGACGGCATCACGGTCAACAACGGCGGCACGCTCATCATGGACGCCGATACCCGCTGGGCGCAGCAAGCGGCGGTGCCGGAAGACCTGACCATCGACACCGCCACTGGCGGCACGATGC